AAAGCAGGCCGGGATCCGGCTCGCCTCCCTGATCGGAGAGCGCGGCGTCCCGGTACTGGTCCGGAACGACCGCGCGCAATTCCCTGGCGGTGATATAGGCCATCCCGCCCGCGACGTCTAGGTGATCGACAGACGCCGGCCGCACAGGGCCGAGACGACCTTGGTCTGCTTCGTCCAGTCGACGGCGATCACGTCGACCCGCGGCTCTTCGCGGTACATCCGAACGTCGAAGATGTTCCCCGCCCGCGCGGAGAACGTCTTGGCGAAGCTCGGATCGTACTGCGTCGCATTTTGCGACGCGTAGAAGAGGAAGACATCGGCGCCGACCACGAAGGCATTGCTCTTCGTCTTGCCGGCCGCGGCGGTGTCGTAGGCCAGCGAGCCGACCCGGATGTCGATCCCCGGATTGATCAGCATGGCCGCGAGCGCTTCGATCGAAAGCGTCGCATTCGCGGCGCCCGGCATGCGGCCGATGACCTTCGTGTTCTTGCGCAGCTTGCGGAACGCCGACAGGCCGATCACCATGCGGTTAGGCATCAGGCCGGTCGCCAGGGCGATCGCCTCGATCTGCTCATCGAGCTCGTCGATCGGATCGTTGTCGTTGCTGGACCAAACGCCGCGTTCGGCAACCGCCGGGACACTGGCGCGCACCAAGTCGAAGGTTTCCTTCTCGTGCGAGAGTCGGGCCGTGCTGACGGCGTCACGCGTCTTGGCCTCTTCCAGCATGGCCTGGTCGGTGCCGGCCTGCAACCGCTCGAAATCGTCGATGGTGGCCTCCAGCGCGTTGGGCTCGCAGTTGAAGTCCTTGTCTTCGGACTCAAATCCGATCCGGCTGGCCTTGCCGCCAACGGCGCGGCGGGTCACCGGAACCTTGAAGGCGTTCTTGTCCGAGAAGTCCTTGTACTTCCCGGATGCAATGCCCGTCACGACCGTGGGGGCGATGAACTCGGCAAGGCTCTTCGACATGTCCTGCGAAAGGCCCCGCGCATAGCTGACCAGGGTTTCGACCCGGCCGTAAATTCTCTCACTCATGGTTCTTCTCCTCGGCTCAGGTGTGGGTGTGGTTGATCGCGGCGTAAGCCTCGTCGTGATCGTGGTCAATCGCGGCATAGGCCGCGTCGTGGTTGTGGTCGGAGGCGGCAAACACATTCGCTCCGATGCGGGCGGCAGGAGCCAACAGCACGGCGGGAATCAGCTCGTCGGACACGCCGGCCTGCACCATGCGGGCTTCGGCAATGTCCGTCGCAGCGGCCTTGGTCCACTTGCCGGTGCTGGGATTGCGGACGACGTAATCGCCCTTGGCAACCATTCCGGCCAGCTTGACTTCGACGGGGCCGACATTGCTGCCGAACACCGCGACATCCACGCCGCCGTTGTAAGCCAGAGTCACGACGCCGAAATCGCCGCCGAGGACGGCTTTTCCAGACGCATCGACTCCGACTGCCTTTCCGATCGCATCGCTCAAATCGACACCGCTGGCCTCTTCGAGCCGCACGATTCCTTTTTCATTTGTTTCCATGGGATCCTTCCTTGTGGGTGGTTTCTACTTCTTAAAAAGTTCCGGCTGGCGTCCGCGCGCGAGCTCCCAAAGCGCCTGGAAATCCTGGATTCCGGTTTCCTGGCGAATCTGGGCGATGAGCGCATCAATTCCGGAGGAAAGCGCGCTTGCCGCAGGATCCTCAGCGGATCCGGACGGGGTGAGACGCACGACTGGAAGGGTCGCGCCAAGACCCGAAATATGCTTCGCCAGGGATTCAGCGCTCATGGCGCTGACCGCCGTTTCGTCGAGCGTCACGGCTTTCCCCTGGAGAACGGCAATCTGAATCATGTGATCCTTTTGCAGTGCATCGATTCGGGCCGAGAGAGCCGAGACCTGCTGCTTGCTTTCAACGAGCGCATCGGGCTTCAGGGCGGACTCGGCAATGGCACGCACCTGGTCGACAGAGGCAGCGGTGACGGTTGGCGCCTGGTCAAGTCGAGCCGTCAGCCTTTCGAGCAGCAGGTTCTGCGCGGCGATCTGCCGCCCCTGTGCCTCGATGGATTCCTTGAGAGCCTTGTTCTCCTGGGTCACGGTTCCGAGCGCCGCTTGCAGGCCGGCAATGACTTTCGACGTGTCTTCGTCCATTGAATTCTCCAGGGGCTGGTAGGTGGCGGAAAATGCGGTGATTCCCTTCACGGCGCCGTTGTCGCAGAGGGCCGCAGAAAGAATTCCAAGCAAGACCACGGGCTCGCCGGGTGCCTTGCGCTTGGTGTGGAGGGCGACGGGCGAGATGTCGCAGAAGTCAGGACCATGCTCGACGCCCTTGGGAGTCCAGGAGAGGGCCGTCACATAGACCCCATCTCCGGGGATCACTTCGAGATCGCCGTGGGCGGCGTTGTGGCGGGGGGCTTGGACGTAGTTCGGATGACCCTTGACGCTCTGGTGCTCAAAATCGATCACGATCCTCTTGAACGTGTCGGCAGCTATCTGCTTGTTCAGCGCCGCAACAGAAACATCGTTCACCACGATGTCGCCGTCTGGCGTGTGGTTCTCGCCCCAATCGAAAAACTTCAGGCGGGCAGGCAGATTCTCGCGATCCAAGCTGACGGACGGTCCGGCCAGCGTCGACAGGGTCATTTGTTCGTTGGTTTCCATGTGCGCGAGAAAACCAGAATCGCGCGCGCCCCCCCACGAACAGAGTGACGGATGAGAACCTGACTGTTTTTGAAGGAGAGAATCCCGAATTCAGAATTCAGGATTCAGAATAGGGCATGGTCTACTTTTTCAGCCACGCCAGAATCACGTCCTTGACGCGCGTCTTGGCTGTTTCCGTCGCCTCCCCCGAAGCATGGAACGGAAAGAACGGGCGGGCGGGGATTCCGGGATGGTTCACCTGCTTGACCGGATGTTTGGCGCCTTTCCAAAACAGGAACTTTCCGGATTTTGGCCGAATAACGAATGGACCCGTTCCGAGCTGGTGTATGGCCGCCAACGAATGCGATCCAGCCGAACGATCACTTCCAACCCGCACATAATCACGCCCGACGTCGGTCACGCGCGGCGATCTCGCCATCGTCCCGCTGGCGACCAGCGGAGAAGATGCGCCTTTCTGTGCAATGGTGGATGCCGCATTGGCTTTCCACGTTGACGGACGAAGGGATGGATTGGTGAACGCCTTTTTCGACATTTCAACAACCGTCGTCCCGATCTCGCGCAGCACGGCTGATGGGTTTTCCACCTGCTTCAGTACCCGTTTAAGCGACGGAGAAATCGTGTCCAATTTTAGCGAGATTTGCATGGTCAGCGAAAGTATCCAGGATGTTTTTTCCACTCTTCGATCAGCCTTTTCTTTTCCTCGTCCGTCAGCGGAGGCTGGTTTGGATCGGCTGATGGCTCCGCATCCATTTCTGCGAGTATATCCAAAAACTCGCGGACCTCCGGATCGGTCTTCGCCAATTCATCCAGATCATCGTCAGATTTTTTGTCTGGCTTCATAACGCAACCTCCCGGAACGATTCATCCTGGACATGTAGCCTTTCCACGCTTTTTCCGACAAGGATCCGGAATCCATCTGGTCCATTTTGCGGTCCAAGAACTTCGCCATGCGCAGATTGCTTGGAATGGAACGGCTCGTCTTCGCGCTCACCATGTGAAGCCTACCACCTGGTTCAGCAACCGCAATGCTTTTCAACGTTGGGCTGAACCGAAAAAGGGCCGCGATGTCGGCCGGCGAAGGATCGCCGACCTCGATATGGGTGTGAACCATTGCCAGAGATCTCCCCTCCAAAAGCCCTCGTATGGCATGGTCGCCGAACGGGACGCGATCTGCCTCTCCGGATTCTCCGGCGATCGTCAAGCCAGTTTTGTGGTCGAGCACGGCCAGGCGTTCTATTCTTCCGGAGGATGGATTCGCAAGCAGATCGCGCGCCGCCCGCTCCATGTCCGCCGAAAGGCACCAATCCCACACGTTGCGCTCCAATCCGTCCGGCCCGAGGAATGTCGCTCCCTGCATGTTGCGGTAGAAGGCGTCGAACGCCGCCCGTTGAACTTCGTCCTTGCCGTATTTTCCATGCAGGTCCAAAACGGACATTCCTAGCTCCGCCGGATTCCATTGGTACGCGGACAACACGGCGGATGGCCCTTCTTTCTGTGCCCGCTGAAGCGGACTGGAAACATCTATCGTTGCGCCGGTACCTTCGTCGATCCGGCCCATGGTCGCGAGTTGCTTGAGTCCCGCCTTCTCCAGCGTCCAGCCCCGCGTCTTCTTGTCGTAATCATCTTTGACCTTTCCGGTCAGATTCATTTTGCTCGGCACGCGCCCGGCATCAACCGTTTCCCGGTATTCGTCCTCGCTGACGGCCACGACCTGGCAGCGGCAATTCCAATCCCAGGGCGGATAGTGGTCTTTCCAGAACGGGTGGTTCGCGGGAAGGATCAGCCCGTGCAACTTGGCATGACTGGACCGGACCTTCTCGTCGCCCATCGTTAAATATTGCCAGTACGGGAAAGCCGCGCGCTGCTCGTCCATGACACGGTAGTGTGCCGCCGCATAGGCCTGAAAGCCGTGGTGGCGCATCAGCAGCGTCGCCCGCTTTCCAGCCGACTCCTCATCCATCCAAGGACCCAGGTCCTTCGCAATGTCCTCCCGGATGTCCTCCCAGCTTGCCCCCCGCGGAAGATCCGCGATACGGTCGCGGATCTGCTGCACCACGTTCATGTCCTCCACGCCGGAAATCAAAAACGCCCGAGCCCGCATCTCGGGCAGCATTTTCTTAAAAACCTCGCGTGTGACCACCGGCCGGTCGCTGATGATCTTTGCCGCCGCCTCGTGCGGGACAGGTGCAAACTGGATTTCGCTCCTCATGGCATGGCCGCTCGTCATGTTCCCTTGCTCCAGCTCTTCGGAATCGGCCCGACCTGGATGTCGAAGAAGGCCATCCATGCGGTGAAAAAATCCCACGCCAAAACTTTGCAGGCGCCCCAGGCGGTTCGCTGCATCTTCTGCCGCTGAACAAATGGCCGGCTCACAGCGGTCCCTTTCCATAGGAGTGGTATTTCTTCTGCGTGTTGCACACGCGACGGCTGAGGGCTTCCACTTGGCTTTTGAGGGTGTTGATGCAGGCCAGCACCTCTTCGGGCGTGGAGTGGCGAATGTGCCGCATGCCGCGCTGTCCAAAGATCACGTCGCCCTCGGCGGCCTCGGCGGCGTGGCGAATGCGGGCGTGGCATTTCCAATCCAGCGCCTCGGAAATCTGGTTGCGGGTTCGCCAGTCACACGCCAAATAGAGGTGGCGGGTCAGCACCTTGGCATCTGCCTGCTCTTTTTCTTCATTCCGAACCAACAGATCCAGTTGTTCGCAGGTCATGGTTTCTTGTTCTCCAACTCTTTCACGACTTTTCGAAGTTCATCCACACCGTCCGGGCCGTAGTGATCGCGGATCTTCGCCACATCCGCATCAATTTCGCCTTGCGGATCGCGGGACCAGGGGCACGGCTTCTTTGCGCGAATCCAGCTCATCATGGCGCGGATGCGCCCGGCGGCCTCCGCAATCACCCCGGCTCTGCGGCGGTCGGCTTCCCGCTTGCGCTCGTTTGCCGGGTTTACCGGCTGCTGGACGATTGTTCCAGCCTGCTTGGCCTGTTCCATCCGCTGCCAATTCCGTATAGTGGCCTGCCAGCTCCGCATGGGGATGCCCGGCTTGACCATCCATCCGCGCTGTTCCCAATAGTCCACAAAGTAGCCCCCGTTGACCTTGAACCCGATGCTGGTGGCATAGGCTTCCACCTCGCCGGAGGTCGGGATCGGCATGATGCGGGCTGCGCTCACTTGGCACCCGGCCTTTCGTATTCCGCCCCGCGGCGCGTTTCAAGCCATGCCGCGAAGTCTTCCGCGCGCACGCGGATCTGGCTGTTGATGCGGTAGTGGTCGATGACCTTGTCGTCCACGATCATCCTGTACATGGTCTGCGGGGCCACGCCCACGCTCGCCGCGATCTGCGGAACCGTGACCCACTGCGACGTGGTGACCCGTTCGAGCCGGATGTTGCCGCGCTCATCGGTTTTCTCCACATAGATCACGGCCTTGTACTTGGGTCTGATCATGCAACTCCTCCATTCGCTTTTGCCGTTAGGCCAAAACAGGCCCGGAAACCGTCCGCGAAGCCCCGCGAAATGGAGACTGGAAAAAATCCGCACAAGTGGCCGGGCCGGAAGATGCCCGCCTTAAAATCGATTCTGGAGCCGAATGTCGCGCATGTGTCCATTTTCAAAAAGGGGTTCGGGTTTGGGTTGATTTTTTCTTGCGCGCCCAGACCGCCCGGCGCAGGTCGAAAATGATCGTCCAGACCTGCTTGGCGGACAGAGAGTCGATGTTGGTTTTGTATTTGCAGCGGGCAATCGTCTCGACATAGCGCCTCGGGTCGGCGATCTGGCGGACAGCCGCAGCAAGTTCGTTGCGCAAAAAGGCCTTGGCGCGGCGGGCATCGTCGCCCGACATCCGCGCCTCGGCCGCAGCGGCCTCGCGGTGGTCTCCCGCCAGGCGGGCGAAGTGGGCGCGGAGCAGCTCATAGTCCGCCTGACAGCAGGCGGTCAGGTGCTTTCGACCCAGGAGATGCTCCTGTTCCATGTGCCGCCATAGCTCAAGGGCGGATGTGCGGCACAGGCGGATGGCCGAATCCTGGCGGGGCTCCCAAAGCGGACAGCCCTTTGCGTTCCACGCCCGCTCCGCAAGCATGCAGAGGATGCGCTTCTGCTTCTTCGAGAGAGGGGCGGAGGCCGCCCCGTTGATTGCCGCTTGTTGGCGGGCGTCCATGGCTACCGATCCCGACCGTCCCGGTACCCGATGCAAATCCCGTTCTCGGCGTCGTCCGGCGCCGGACCGGCCAGGACGGCCGAAAGCGCGTTTCCGGCCTTGGCCGCCTGCCGCGCCAGCCAAAGCGCCGCACGGCGAAAATCCTCCCGCGTGCGCGGCATGCGCTTGGCCGTTCTCGCCGGCAGCAGGCCGGCGATCTGGCACGGATAATCCATCATCACCTCATCGCACTTGTTGTTGTTGCACGCCGCGCAATCGTATCGGACGCAGTTCGGCTTCGTTTCCATCGTCATCGTCGTATCCATGCCAGTTTCCCTTTCCTCACAACGCCGCAATATCGAGCACCACATTCACCGGCTCGGCATCCGCCGCCAGCCGCTTGGACACGCGCACATATTGCTTGTGTCCAATGGTCCGCTCGCACTCCCGGATGATCTCCACCGCCTTTTTCCATTTCGGGTGGCTGACATTCAGCCGGCACAGATCACGGATGCGCTGCATATCCAGGTTGCCGCCCTTGCGCGGAGCAAAGGCGTGGCTCACAATCTCGACCAGATCCGCGCTCTTTGCCCCCTCCGCCAGCTCACACAGCACCTCATTGATGAGCTGCTGGGCCAGCGTGAGGCGCTCATCGAACTCCGTCCGCCTCGCATTCTCGAAGCGGATGGTGATCTTGCCGTCGAAGGATCGGAATTGCAGATAGCCCTTTTCTCCACCCAGCTTCACCGCCGCATCGTCCGCCGCCGCCTGGCGCAGCTCGTCAATCAGGCGGTTCGTCGTGGCCTTCAAAGCGTGGAGGCGTTGTTCCTCGTCCGTCCACAGGTCATAAATCTTGTTGGCGATCCGGTCCCGCGTCTTGTCGTAGGCGGGAACATACTTGGCCGGGATTTCGGTTCCGGCGGGGTCTCTGTAGGTCTTCGTTGTTTTCTTGCCCATGTGAGTCTTTCCGCCTTATCGGCTCTTCTGCTCCGCGGCGACCACGCCGGCGAAATCTTCGATGGTGATCTTGGCGCCGTCGTACTGCTCGCGCGCCCGGCGGCACACGTCGCGCACGAACGCCAGGTTGCCCAGGCCGCGGGCGCTCTGCTCCAGCAGGGCGATGGCCTGGGCCGTGCAGCCGTTCAGGCCCGGAAGCCGGCGGGTCACGAACTTGGTCATGTCGGCGCGGTTGATCTGGTCGAGCTGGATGCGCTCGGCCAGGCGGTTGCCGGTCAGTTGCCGGCATTCCTCGTAGGCTGCCTTCTCAAGCCGGTTCCACAGGGTCGGCATCGTGAGGCCAACGAATTCGCCCGGCGTCTGGTTGATCAGCGTCTTGATGCTGTTGAGGATCTTCGGCCCGGCGTGGTGCAGCTCGTCGATGATCAGGCATCTCCGCGTCGTGTTCAGCTCGTGAACGGCCTTTGCGAAGCATCCCATGGCGTCGGTGGGAGGCGACTTGATCCCCAGCGACGACAGCACCAGCACCAGGAAGTTATAGGGGCTGTCGGCCACATAGTTCGACAGCTCCATGAACAGCAGCCGAGAACCATAGCGTTGGATCAGGCAGCGCGCGGCGGATGTCTTTCCGCTGCCCGTGTCTCCCTGCACCAGAATGAACCGGCACAGGCCTGTCTCCGTGAACGTCTCCATCATTGCCCGACGAAGCTGAACCACGGGCGAAAGGTCTTCATAGAAATCCTCGCTCGTGCTGGCGTCCTCGCCAACCGCCTCGATCAGCGCCCACGCGCTGCGGTAGTTGACAAGCTGCTTCTCGACATCCATCTCATCGACATCACCGGCCACCAAGCGGCCATAGGTGCGATCGCTCCCCAGAGTGGGGAACCTCCGAAGCATCTTGGATGTCGTGAATCCCTTGGCTTCCTGCCAGTGGCGGATGCCCCTGGCCAGCTCGACCAGTTCCTTTTCCGGAGCTCCGCCGGTTTCGTTCTCTTGTTTCATGTCCATGCCCTTCGTGTTTTCCTGCCGCGTCATTGCGGCAAAAGCATTCCTCGCGCCCAGAGGCGCTCTTCCATGGCCGCGGCCTCAGCCGCGGCGGAATCGATGTCCGATTCGGTCAGTTGCTTCCGGCGGAAAGAGGTGGGGATTCTCGTTTCGTCCGCGGCAGGAAGGGCACGACTCCGACCGCCAGCGTCCGTCTCGCGAGAATCCCCAAGATTCACTTCGGCGCGCACCAGGCGCCCGTCGGCCTCGCGGCGCTCGATGGCGCGGCCGGCCTTCTTGCCGAACAGGCCCGTGCCCGCGTAGGCCGCTTCGAAGGCCCGGCGATGCGCCTTGCGGCGCTCGCCGCTGGCCTTGACCTCGGCGCTGTAGCCGAACAGCGGCAGCTCCGCCTCGTGCGCGGCGTGGCAGATCCAGGCGTTCGGCTTGTGCCCGTCCACGTTCCGGCTGCCGGTTTCCAGGTTGTAGATCTCCGCGCCGGCCGCCGGCTCTCCCGGATCGAACGCCACGGCCAGGCGGTAGCCGGCGCCGAGGCGGGCGAAATCCGGTGAGGAAAACCGGTAGAGCACGCCGTCAATGGTCTTGTCGACGCAGCCCTGGCGGATCATCGTCTGGAATTTTACGGGCATGAAAACTCCCATGTGTTCGGGTGACAGTTCGCGCAGCGGATGCGCCAGGACGTCGTGCGCCCAGACCTCGTCCGGCACGCCGTTCTGGATGCGGCCGAACTTGTTTTTCCCGTTGCAGAAAACCATGCCCTTCGAAATGTTTTCGACGTGGTCGCTGATGTAGGGGATCCCCGCGTCCGCCGGATGGATCACGCCGGACTGGACGCGCCGCATGACCTTCTCCACGCGCTCCATCTCGCCGCGGTGGCGGCCCACCGTCGGGATCTCCAGCAGGTCCAGCACGGCCTGCAGGTGGGCGAAGGCGCCCTCGATCAGCGCCTTGCCTTCCGACGTGTGGACGTGATTCACGTCGAACCCGAGGCTCGACAGCCCGGCCACCGTCTCTTGGCGGGCCTGGTCGTCGATCACGACCGTCATGCCGCCATCGACGGCCCGCGCCATCCAGACGCCCTTCTCCAGGATCCAGCCGATGCGGGGCATGCCCCACTCCGTCAGGATCCGGCGGAAGTGCCGCAGCACATCCGCGGAGGTATAGGCATCCGTCGGACGGCCGATCAACTCGGCGCCAAGCCATTTCCCGCGCGCGTCGTTCGTGTATAGCCCCTGACGCCCCACCGCCACGCCGAACTTCTCCGCCAGCCGGTCCCCGCGGTGCGCGCGCGTCTCGCGCTCGCCGTCCGGCAAATTAAACCAGAACGGGTGGTTCGTGCTCATGTCGTCGCTGAGGTACAGATCCCCGGCCAGCAGCTTCCGTTCCTGGCCCGTCAGCGGATCGATCACCAGATCGTTGTGGCGGCTCTTGAACCCAACGTGCCCGAAAGCCGTCGGTCCCAGGCGCATCGCCTCCAGCTCCGGCGTCACCTGCGCCGCGCGGCGCAGGGAGAGCGGCAGGGACAGCGGCTTGCCGCTGGTCAGCTTCGGAATCAGGTAGTCGCGCAGGGGCGGCGGGCACGCTGGATCGTCGACGAAGAACTGGTAGGTCAGCGCCATGCTGCCGCACATCGCCGCCTTCCGCCGGATGAAATCGATGCTTTCCGAATCCAGGCATTCGGCGACCGCCGGCCGGCCCACGCCGGAATAATCCGACTCCATCGCCTCCGCCCCGCCCGACTTCCACGCCCGCAGCCACCGCTCCAGCGTCCCCTGGGGAATGCCGACCCGCGCCGCCGCCTTCTTCATCGGCAGGCCGGCTGCCAGCAGTTCCGTCGCCTGCCGGCAAGCCTCCACGCGGGTCTGGAATTCGTGGGCCATGGCGTGTTAGTCTTTCTTCCTGGAGGTGGACGATGCACGACGAACCGAAGACCTGGCAGGAGTTGTACGGCATGCTGCTCCCGCCTTGGCGGGAGTTGCAAAATCGCAACGGCAGCTTTGCCGATGCCCCTTGGGAAGAAGGCGATCACCTGGACCAGACGCTGAGGCCGATTTTCGATTTCGACCGAGAAGCGATAGAGGGAATAAAGCATTGGCTTGAGACTGGCGTTTTCCCTCCGATGTCTTCCGCCGCGAACCGGATCGCCGAATTGCACTTCTATTGTGCAATAGGTCTTGCAACTCAGCTTCATGTTCCATTTGGCGATCGAATTCCGCCCGAACAGCCTCTTCGCTCAACCCTATCCTGGCTCCTTCTCGATGCATACGCAGTAACAGCGAGAAACGCGCTAGACTGTTTGAGAACGGACATTCTTGGCGGGCATGCATAGTCCAGTAGACGGCTGATAAATTCCCAAGGTGTGTTCCCGCCGGCAGCAGCTTTTCGATCTCGTCGATCGTCCAGGTGGTTTTGTTCCGCTGCGCTAGCCGGAATGCGGCCAGCCATTCCGAAGCTGTCTTGGAATAGTCGATGCGAACCTTCATCGTCTTGCGAATCCAGTCGCCTTCGCTCATCATGGTCGTGCCGGGATTGTGGTTCATCACAGCACCCGCTTCACGTCGCCGGGCAGGATCTCGCCGACCTTGGCAGCCAGCTCCACCAGGGCGCCGCGCTCCTGGAAGGTGATGTCCTTCCAGTGCTTCGAGGCCGTGCGCAGGTGGTTCAGGCCCTCGCGGAACAGGTCCGCGTAATCGATCTCCGTCCGGCCTTCGGCCTGGGTGGACTTGCCGGCCTGCGCCGCCTTCCAGCGGCGGATCGGCGTCGAGCCGGCCATGACGTTCGCGTGGGTCAATTTCAGGCAGTCGAAATAGACCTTGTCCGCCTTGTCCTTCAGGTCCAACTCCCGCGTCGGCGTCACCAGGCTTCCCACCCGCTGCGGCACCGTGCATTTCTTCTCCAGGCACATCAACAAGTCGATCGCAAGGAGCACGTCTTTCTTGCTCACTGAAAGGGTCGCGGCGATGGCGTCAGAGGTGAAATTCGCAAAAACCCCTGATATTTGTGCGGTGTCACGTGACACCGCACTCGGGTTCCCGGCCGCTTTTTGTGCCCCCAGTTCGGCCGCCTTGACGACCTCGCGCTTGTGCATTTCGAGGTAGGCCATGATCCGCTGTCCGGTGCTGCGCTTGCGGCCTGTCCCTAGGCAGGTCAAGGCCACCTCGCGCACGTTGTCGCACTGGATCAGGACGCACGGCAGCTTGCCGTCCGTGGACTTGTCCAGGCGGTTGCAGCCGTCCACCACTTCGAACAGGCCGTCCAGCTTGTCCGGCTTGTCCAGGACCAGCAGCGGCTGGATCAGGCCGCCCTCTTCAATGCTGCGCTCCAGCGCCATCTGGTCGTCCGGCGCCATCGGGAGCTGCGCGTCCGCATGCGGTTTGAGCTGCGTCCGATCCAGCCAGTTGAATCCCGTGATCTTGTAGGTCCTGCTCATTTCCCGTGCCCTTTCATCTGCTGCTTTTCGAATTGCCGGCGGGCCGCCATCGTCCGCCGGTAGAAATCGCTCTGCTCGATGCGTCGGCTGCGGCGGATCCCGCGAAGCACATACCAGAGGTGCATCACCGAAACCCCAAGCTCTTCCGCAGCATTTGTTATCCCGACGTGGCGGAATTTCTTCGGATTTTTGCTGGTACTGCGCATATCTACCTGTTATGTTGATTCACAAGATAGCACTTTATATCACTTCGTCAACTAAAAAAGTGATAAAAAGTGATATGCCAGAATGAGCTGGGAACGCATAGATTTTTACCGCCTGAAAACAGGCAAAACCCTGGATCAGGTGTCCGATGCAATCGGCGTCGGAAGGTCTATGCTTATGATGGTGAAGTCTGGCAAAAGGAACCTCAGCGCAAAGGCCGAGTTCAGGCTTGCAGAAGCCGAGCGTGAGGCCGGCATTGAGACGCCGTTGAAACGCCTAGAGGATGAATTGGTGATCCGGGGAGAGATAAGCACTCCGCTGGTCGAACTCCGCCAGAAGGATGCCAAGCTCGCCAAGCTGCTGGATGCCGCAGCTCCACAGATTCGGGCTATGTCAGACTCCCTTGGAAGGTTCGCCGCGCGTTTTGACACCGTCGAATCCAAGCTAGACACCGTATTGACGCGCCTGGACGCGCTGGAAAAGAAGCCGAAGAAATAGGAGTCTCGCGATGCCCGACATCAAATTCTATTGCCGCCACTGCACCCAATCGATCGAAGCTCCAGGAGAGATGCTTGGGCAGTTGATCGACTGCCCATCATGCGGGGCATCCATCGAGGTGCGGCCTCCGCCCAAATCCCCTCCGCCGACAATGTCTGCCGCGCAGGTCTCTCCCCAGGAGAATCCCCCTGCGCCCGGCCGGGAGGTAACGGAATACGAATCCCATCCGGCCATGTTCAGGAACAAGCCGTTTTTCTTCTCGCTGGTGGTCTCATTTCCGCTGATCGTCGGCATTTTCATTGCTGTCGGAAGCGGACCCACAATGGGCTTTTCCGGGTTCATCACCATGTTCCTGTTGTTTTCCGGGCCGATCCTGCTTATCTGGAGACTTTCGACCCTGTGCTCGACGCTCACGATCACGAACAAGCGGTCCATCTATCGGCGGGGGCTGCTGTCGAAGCGGACCACGGAGGTTCGGCACCGCGACATCCGCAATCTGCAGGTCAGCCAGGGGCTCCTGCAGCGCATTTTCGACACGGGAACTCTCGGGATTTCAAGCTCCGGACAGTCCGGAATCGAAATCGAGGCCTGTGGCATGCCGGACCCGAACAAGGTCAAGGCCATTTTGGACAAGTTCCGCCCCGAATAGTCCGGATCGGTTTCCGCCCCGTGGAAACAATCTTTCCATTGTGTGGAAAACCGGCGAAACATTTTTCCATAGTATGGAAAACTCTGCTTGGGTAGGGCTGGCTCTACGAGCCGGCCATCCGATTTCCGGTCCATGGAGGGAGCCGCACAGAGGCGGCCTGATCTAGATCTATCTCCAAGTTCTCATCCGTCACTCTGTTCGTGGGGGGCGTTTGCATCAGGTGCTAGGTTCTGCGCCTGATGATGGTGAGCAATCACAGCGAGATCCAGCAAGGAGGCATGCGATGCGCTAGCCGCTTACGTTCCCCCATACCCACGCACACCAGCCGCCGCGGACTTTCCTTCTTGGCCTCGTCCGGCGGCTTTTTCCCATGATTCGCAACGCCTACATTTTCGTGCCGGGCGTGCTGTCCTACCCCGGCGCCGCGCGCAACTGGACCGACCGGGCCGTAACCTGGATCCACAAGCGCGCGACCTGCGAAGTGGCCGAGAAGTTCGAATACCTGGCGCTCCCGGCCACCCGCAACTTGCTGACCGCCCGCCGCGCGGCGGAACTAGCCGCCCTGATCGACAACTACTCCATCGAACAGTTTTCCCTGGTGCTGGCCGGCCACAGCTACGGCTGCGAGCTGATCCGCCTGGCCCTGCAGCAGTCCAGGCGCCCGGCCAACTTCGTCCACCTGTTCGCCCCGGCCATCCCCTCCGAGCCGCGGCGGCACCGGCTCAAGGCTGCCGTGGCGGACGGACGAATCGGGTTCCTTTCCTTATATATAAGCACGCGCGACCGCGTGCTCGCCAAATCATTCATCGGCGGGCTGTCGGCGGATGCCGTCAGCAGCCAATTTGCCGATGAACACCACACCAGCATCATCACCGGCAGCGGCGGCCACTCCCGCTGGTTCGAGGCTCAAAACTTTGAGCAATCCATGCGCTCAATCATTGGTCTGGCCACACCAGCCGAAACCACAAACGGTGGCACACAATGAAGATAATTCTTCGCTTTTTGTGCGTCGTGGCAATCCTGACCGGCGCCGGTTGTGCATCACTGGGCCGCATCATGCAGGGGGCCGCCGGAATCATCGCGCCAGAATACAAGGCCTCTTTCGACAATGTGTACGGGCTCCTGCTGCAGGATCAGCTTCTGGCCACTGTCGGCCTCGAAGCCGTTTTTGTGACCAAAGAAGGTCGAATTTTGCGCAAGGATGATCTCACCCCAACCGTTTTAACAACCCAACAGGCCTATTCCTGGGAATCTCTGCCGCGCGGTTTTGTTCCACTCTTCCTCGGGGAAAAATCACGAATGCCGTCGGGCGCCGCCGAACAGCGCGAGGAATTGGCCAATGCCCTCAAATCCATTCCAACTGAACCAAAGACAAAAACCAAGGAATGACCATGCGCAAACATCTGATTCCATTCTGTCTCTACCTGGCGTTCATCTGCGCCGGCAATGCGCAGGAGTTCCCATTCGGCGAGTCGCGCCGGGCTGGAGCTGATTACGCAACATTCTCCAACCGGTTGCCAACCGTAAAGCTCTCCGATGCCGAGGCGCTCAACTTGATTACCACCATCCACGCGGTGCTCGACTCCGGCGAGATCAAACGCGCGGATGTTGCCGCCGCGATGGTGCGGGTTTTTGGCGACGAACGCGCCGCCGAATACTTGCGCCTGTTCGACGCGCGCCAGCGAGGCGCGCGATGGTCGCGCCGCGAAAATGTGGCCGTGATCGCCGCTCTCTACCCTGTCATCCCCGGTGAAACCGAAGATGCCAAGGCCGACTGGCTCATTCAGCGCGCCGCGCCGTGCTTCACCGCTGAACGCTGGAGCGATGTGATCTTCCCGTATGTCCTGGAGCGTGTGGAAGAATACAAAGCTGCCGGCGGAACACTAGAACGCTGGCCGGAAGTGATCGAACCGGCGCCTGATCCCGAACCGGAATTATCAGAGCCTCTCGATTTGTCAAATGTGGTGTGGCTCCACAAGGATGTATCCGCATGGCCCATCACCGCAACCCTTTCCGCTTCCGTCTCGACGGCCGGCACAGTCACCCTCACTTACGACAAGTCTCGATCGTGGGGCGAGGTGGATGGAGCCGTGGCCAATCCATGGATTTTCGTTGAGCTCGATGGGCAATGGTACGGCGCAACCTGGGAATGGCTCCGCCCTGGCCAACAATCAAAACAAATGGGCGGCAAGTCATGGGGAGGCCACATCAAACGGGCGCCACTTTCTTCTTGGGAGCCAAAATCAGGCGAACGAGTCTTCATGATGGTCAGCGGCCTCGCCAGATCAGGCACTAAAAATGTTGCCGAGCGCAGTAACCTTTCTGAGGTGGTCTTCCCATGAGCGTCACCGGCACAATCGCCGGAATTAAAATCGGCGTCAAAGTGGCCAAGGAAGGCGCAAAAGCATTCGGCAAGGCCGTGGATGCCAAACGGCGCATGATCGCCAAGGAGGAACTCGATGCACAAAAAGATTTGGATGGCGATGGTGTTATCGGCGGCGTTGGCTGTGGCCCTCGTCAGCGGGAGCGGCTGCGCCGTGAGCAGGGACGGCGAGCTAACCGGAAACGGAAGATTCTGGAGCGCGGCGGGTAGGCTTACCGATAAGGTTCACCTTACCGAACCATACGTTGATGAAAACGCCTTCCTCGCCACAACCAATTCACATGCCGGCGCCGCGTGCGTCCCATGCCCGAACGCGGAGCACGCCGGCACCTTTTCAAGCCAGGAAAGCCCCGAACAATGAATGATCCCGCCCAAGGCCAAATCGTTTTTGTGGTCATCTCATTCCTCTCTTCGATCGCCGTCATCGCCTCGGTCATCATCGGCGTTATCAAGCTCAACCGCCGCATCCCTCCGCTGGCGGAAGATGTCGCTAAAAACTACGCAACAAGAACTGAGCTTGATGATGAAATCCGAGATGTGAATGTCCGGATAGATCGAGAAATCACCATGATTCTCGCGTCAAATGCCGAACAGGCAAAAAAGCTCGATTCCCTGATCACAACCACCAGCCACACCGCCCGCGAAACCGACCGCGCCCTCGGCAGAATCGAGGGCATGATCGAAGGCATCAAGGCCGCCATCAAAGAAATGCTGAAGGATCGCCAATGAAAACTGAACAACGCGAACAAATCCGGGCGGCCATTCTCGTGTACTTGGCCGACCGTCCCCAGCGCGCATTTTCCGTTTCAGAAATCTTCGCCGCCCGCGCCGTCCGCAATGCTGTGGATGCCGAGTTCGATGAGTCGCACATTCAAGATGCGCTGGCCGTCCTGATCGGCTTTGGCCTGGTCCAGCGTGTCCCCCGGATGCTCGCCGGGCTCGATGATTACAAAGCAACCGCCGAAGGAGTCGTCTTCCGTGAGCGCAACTACCCCTAAATTTCCCCTGACTCGACTCCCGTTCGACATCCGCGAGGAGTTGTGCGCCCGGATCCGCGACCGCCATTCCTGGAAGCAGCTCAACGACTGGCTCGACACCCGGAACCTCGGACCCTACAAGCCGCAGAATTATTCGGCCTTCAAGAAGTCGAAGCTCCATTATCCGGCCTGGCTCGAGCAGCAGCGCAAGCTGGACGAGCGGAGATCCCGCGCCGAAACCATCCGCCGCGAAATCGCTGCCGAAGGCTTCGACATGGTGGACCGCACCATGCTCGACCTCGTGGACAAGCTCTCGGATCAGGATCTGGATCCGCTCAAGGCCGCATCCGTTCTGGCCACCCTCAAACAGGCCGTCGTTCGCGCCCAGGGCCTTGACCTGGACAAGCAGAAGCTCCGCCTCGCCGAACGTTCCGTCGCCCTGGACCAGGACAAGTTCCGCTTCCAGGTCGCCAACCAGTTCTTGTCCTGGTTCGACGACAAGCGGGCCCGCGAAATCGCGCTATCCGGCGCCGAGAAGTCCATCAAGGTCCAGCAACTCATTTCCCTCATGTCCGAAATGGAGAAGGACGAAGCCTGATGAAGCTGACGCGCTACCAGAAGTTCGCCTCGCGCTGGATGAAAAACCTGCGAGTCTGCTTGCTGCTGTGGCGCCGCCAGGGCGGAAAATCGACCCTGTTCGCTTTCAAAATCCTTCAGGTGATGTTCGAACACCCCGGCATCCTCTGCACGTTCGTGTCCGCATCGCTGGCCGTCGGCGCCGAATTGCCCTACAAGGCGACGCAGATATTCGGCGAACTTCTGAAAACGCTGCGCGAGGTGTCTGCCGGGCAAGGCGTCGAGATCAAATCGAACGGGGAAGGACTCCCCGACGGAGATCTCATTGACCTGTTCCACCAAGGCCGTCTCGAAGTCACCTTCCGCCATTCGGAACACGTCGTATCGCGCATGAAGGTCATCGCCCCGAACGTCGCCACCGCCCGCGGCTATTCCGGCTGGGTCTTCATCGACGAAATCGGATTCATCAAAGATTTTCGGGCTCTGTTCGGAGAAATGGAGCCGATCATTTCCAGGGATCCGACCTTCCACCTCATCATGGCGACGACTCCGCCTATGGACGACGCACACTTCTCCTACGATCTGGCGGCGCCTCAGCCCGGAATGGAGTTCGATCCGGATCCGTGCGGCCACACCTACATGTCGCAGCTCAACGTTCCGGTCCACCGCGTGGACGCCTGGGACGCCGAAGCCGCCGGCGTCCACCTCTACGACATGGCCAGCGGAGCGCAAATTTCTCCGGAAGACCACCGCAAGCAGTACTTCGACCGCGACGCCTGGGACCGCTCCTACGGCCTGCGCTTCATCGTCGGCGGAACCGCCGCCATTCCGCTCTCCGCCCTTTCGGCGGCGCAGGAACTGGGCCACCGTTTCGGCTGCATCGCGGCCGAGCGCGATCTACCGGTCGGCTGGGCCGTCACCATGAACGCCTCCCGCTACGGTATCGGCTACGACGTCGCCACCACGACCAACAAGAAGTCCAACCCATCCAGCATCGTGGTGACGCAGGAGGTCGAGCCTCGACTGTTCGTCGAGCGCCTGGTCTTCCGGTTCAAGGAATCGAGTCCGGACGAAGCGAAGGCTATCCTGCGCGAAATCATCGAGGCCTGCCAGAAGACCACGGGAAAACGCTGCTCGGGGCTCGCCGTTGATGCCAGCAACGAGCGCTACTACGCCGTCCAGATCCGCAAGGACTTTTCCAAGTATTGCCGCGTCCTATTGTGCGATTCGTCCGAATCGATCGACTACAAGGGCGAGAAGATGAAGGTCAAGACCTACCTCGGACAGCGTTATGTCGAACTTTATGAAGACTCCGCCATCGCCATTCCTCCAGACCGCTGGATCAAAGAGGACCGTCGCCTGACAAAGAAGGTCAAAGGCGGATTCGACAACGAACTCGACTCGGCGGGGAACCACGGAGACACGTTTGATGGCGGAAAACTTGCCCGAGAAGCGCTGTCTCGTTGCGGATCCGGCCCGGTGTATGCAAAAGCCATTCCCATCGGCGGATCGGCCGGAATGGGCGGAAGAACCCTGATTGGAGCATGAATATGTGGCCGTTCAATAGAATCGATTCCAGCAAGAAATCCAAACAGGCTCGCGTCACACCGATTTCCGACCGCAACGAAATGCCGGTGAATTTCGCTGGCCTCACGGTCGACTCCGTTGCATCGGCCGTGCGCCAGTCCGAGTACGGAAATTCCGCCCCGTTCTGGCGCCTCTGCCGGACGTTTATTCTACAGGATGCCCACATCCAGTCGGAACTGTTCAAGCGCAAGAACGCCGTGCTCGGGGACGAACTGATCCTCACCCCGTGGAGCAATGAAAAGCCGGATGTCGATGCCGCCCAGGCGGCAGAGGCCATGCTCGCAAATCTTCCTTCACTGCTTCCGGCCATGATGCACCTGATGGATTCCGTCGTCTATCCGCTTTCGATGGTCGAAAAGGTATTCGGCCCCGCGAATCCAGCGCGTCCTGAACTCGGACGCCGCACGGCGCTGGTCGAGCTGGTTCCCGTTCCGTGCCGTCTGATCACCTGGGACGCCAACGGCCAGCCGATCGTTTCCGACCGCGAAAACGTCTCCGGCTTCATCGATGTTCCGCCGCTCGATCAGGCGCGCTATGTGTGCCACCGCGGCCACATGCTCACCGCGCCAGACCGTTACGGCGGCCCGATGCGGGCTGTTTTCTGGCTCGGGCTTCTTTCCGGAGCGGCCACCACTTGGTGGGCGCGCTACCTAGAGCGCTACGGATCTCCGTTCATCGTCGGCAGAGTGGACAGCGAGGACGACGGAGACCGCCGAATCCTTGAAGCCGCCATTTCCTATTCCAACCAGATCGGCGGAATGGTCGTCTCAAACGTTTCGAACGTCGAACTGAAAGAGTCGGCAGGAAACGCTGGCGATGGCTTCGAAAAATTCAAGGCCCATTGCCGCGCCGAAATTTCGCGCATCATCCTCGGACAGACCCTGTCTTCGATTTCTTCCAACACCGGCATGGGCGATGGAACGGCCAACCTCCAGGACGAAGTCCGCCAGGACATCCGCAAATTCGACGGCCGCATTCTCGGCGAAACTATCCGCACCCAGATCGTTGCCCAGTGGCTGCTGCTCAACGGATTTTCTGGCCGCCCCCCGAACGTTTCGTTCGCCGGCGACACGACCGAGGAAATCAAGCGGACAATCGATGGTCTAAAGACCCTTTCCGATGCCGGCATGGAGCCGACCGACGACGCTCTTCAGGCGATCAGCGCGCGCGTGGGTTATCCTATTAAGCGCAAAGCCGGCCCCGTTCCACTTGACGCCGAAATCACCGCCCATTCCGCCGCCGCTCCGGGAGGCGGCGGCCGTCCCTTTTTTCGACGGGAGTATTACCAGGGATGAACGGATCGCCCTCAACGACGCTGCCACGGACTCCATCGCGGATTCAGCATCGGCGGATGTGTCGCGACACTTCCGCGAGCGATACGCCGACATCCAGCGAATCATCCGCGAAAGCGCAACTCCGGCCGGCGCTCTGTCCGAAATCGAGTCCGTACTGCGCCGCATCCGGCAGTTCGATCCCATCGAACAGACCCTTATCGCGAATGCGCTCAATGCGCTTGCATGATTTCGGACTTCCGCAGGTGCGGAAAGGCCCGGAGAACCAACCCAGGGGCTCTTACCCCCTCGATCGGGACTGCGAATCCCGATCATCCATGCCACGGACGGCCACGCCAGGCTGGCAAGGAACCCGAGGCATGGTATCACGAGGAGATGCCATAGCCCCATTTCTGACCCTTTTCAATGATAGAATCAGACCCTTTTCATTCCTGAATCATCCCTCGACCTCCTCCATCGTCATAACCCGCGCATTTCAAGGCCGTTACAATCAAATTCAACACCAATCCCCCTCCTTCAATCATTTTGCCGCGCCGCACCCCTCCCCCGGGGGAGGGGGGGGGGGGGGGGGGGGTGGGGTTGGGGGGCCCCCCCCTAAACACCCCCGGGGGGGTGGGCCGGATA